AACAACATGGATTTATTTATCACTCTAGAGTTACTATTTGGAAAAACCCAGTAACAGAAATGCAAAGAACTAAAGCTCTAGGATTATTACATAAAACTATTAAAAAAGATAGCTCAATGACAAGAGTAGGAATACCTGATTATATTTTATTTTTTAGAAATGAAGGAGAAAATATAATACCTATCACTCATCAAGACATTGATAGTAATAAGAGTGATTATCTTCCAGTAGATTTATGGCAAAAATATGCATCTCCAGTATGGTATGATATAGATTATTCAAGAACATTACAGTATAGGAGTGCTAGAGATGGTAATGACGAAAAGCATATATGCCCTTTACAATTAGATACAATAGAAAGAATAATACATTTATATTCTAATGAAGGAGAAACAGTTTTTAGTCCATTTGGAGGTATTGGTTCAGAAGGCTTTCAAGCTTTGAAAATGAATAGAAAAAGTATATCCATTGAATTAAAAGAGAGTTATTTTGCTATTAATGCTAAGAATCATAAAGAATGTATAGAGGAAAAAGAATCAACATTAACACTTTTTTAATATGAAAACATTAATTAAACAAAATTACGACAGCACAGTTAAAAGAGGTTTAATAAATAATTCTACTACTCTATTTGAATTTATTGACAAACTTTACGAAGAGGTATCTGAATTTGAAGAGTCTTTAGAATTTTATAATATGGATAATTTTAAAGAGGAATTAGCAGATATAATTTTAGTTTGTTTTAATATTGCTGAACATTATAAAATTGATATTGAAAGCGAATTAAAAAAGAAAATTGAAATTAACTATTCAAGAGTTTAAATGATCTTAGAGGGTTGAGCTGTACAACTCGTAAAAGGTTAACGTTCCTCCTTTCCCTCTTTATATTTAAAAGGAACTTAATTTTAAAAAAAAAGGAATGGCTAAAAATAAAAAAAGTTTTGTGCTTTATTGTGACCTTATTCACACAATAGAGAAACTATCAAACGAACAAGCTGGAGAATTATTTAAGCATATTTTAAGATATGTAAACGACAAAGACCCTGAGCCTAAAGATGTGGTTATAGACTTAGTTTTTGAGCCTATTAAACAACAATTAAAAAGGGATCTAAAAACCTACGAGAATAGAGCAGAAAGAAGTCGAGAAAATGGGTTAAAAGGTGGTAGACCAAAAACCCAAAAAACCCAGCAGGTTATTTTAAAACCTAGAAAACCTGATAATGATAATGATAATGTTAATGATATTAATATATATAGAAGCTTCGCTCATCTATCTATTACTGTTGATGAGGTAAACAAACTAAAAGAAAATTACACTATAGCACAAATAGATAGCATATTAGACGAAATAGAAAACTACAAAAACAATAAGAATTATAAAAGTTTATATTTGTTAGCTCTTAACTGGCTTAAACGTAAACATGGAGAGAAAGGAACGAGCAAAAGCTCTTATTCAGAAGTACATAATGAAATGATGAAATACATAGGAAAATGATATTAAACAACGGACACTCAACTCAGTTTCTAAAAGACTATAGAGATGGTAAAATACCTTTCGGACTTAAACTAGGTTGTAAACTAGACGAGCACTTAGTTTATAAACATAACCAGCTTAATATCTTTTTAGGACACGACAACGTCGGTAAGAGTTACTTTCAACTTTGGTACTTTTTAGCACTAGCAACTAACCACGATTTAAAGTTTTGTTTGTTTATGGACGAAAACAGCTCAGGCAAAGTAATGAGAGACTTAATACAAATGTACACAGCTAAAAAGTTTATGGAGTTAACTCACAAAGAAATTAGAAGAGCTGAAGTTAAACTAGAAAACTATTTCACTTTTATTGATAATACTAGGAGATACGAGATAAAAGAGGTAACAGACTTATTTTTAAAAAGCGATGCAGATTGTTTGCTTATAGACCCTTTTAATGCTTTAAAGACTGAGTTAACTTATTCTAGTAACTACGAAGTTTTAAACGAACTAAAGTTAATAACTAAACAAAGTAACTATTCGATATTTATTAATGCTCATCCAGTTTCTGCTACAGGTAGACTATCTGCTACTTATCCAAAAGAGCATGAATGGAACGGACAAGTAAGGATTCCCTTAAAAAGTGACATAGAGGGAGGAAAAGCTTTTGCAAATAAGGCTGATGACTTTGTTATTATTCACAGATTAGTTAGTCATCCTGATTTATGGCATTTAACTCTTTTGGAAATTGCTAAGATAAAAGATACTGATACTGGCGGTAAATGTACTTTTTATGAGAAACCTATATTTTTAGATTATAACTTTGGCAAAGGCTTTTTAATTGACGGAGTAGACGTAATTAAAAGAAGTGAATATTTTAAAATTGTTGAACCTTTAGAAATTGACTAACTATGGACTATCTATTAGACTACATACTTGCTAAAAGGTCTATAAGACTAGCAATAAAAGATACAAAAAACAAAGAACTAAAAGAGGACTTAATAAATACTGCTCAGTTTTTAATAGAGTTAGACTTAAGTATGAATCATATAACTGGACGTACTTCTGACTTAACACTAGCTATTTTACAAAAAGACGCTGAGATAGAAAAACTTAAACAACAAGTAGATGAGCTTAAGGAGTTATTATGAAAGCTAAAAAATGTAAAATTTGTAAAGAAAAATTTACACCAGTTAGAAACTTACAGCTAGTTTGTTCTGCTAAATGTGGCTACGAATACGTTAACTTACAAAAGCGTAAAGAATGGCAAAAGAGAAAGAAAGAACTAAAAGAGAAACTACTAACTAGAACAGACTACTTAAACTTATTACAACGTACTTTTAATGCTTACATAAGAAGAAGGGACAAGGATAGGAAATGTATAAGCTGTGGAACGTATAACGGAAAGATGAACGCTGGGCACTATATGAGCGTAGGCAGTACTCCTGAGCTCCGTTTTAATGAAGACAACGTACACAAACAATGCGAACGATGTAACTCTTATTTCAGCGGAAACTTAGTAAACTATAGAAGAGAATTAATAAACAGAATAGGAGTCGAGAGAGTAGAATTTTTAGAGCGTAAAGATCACAAGCCACTTAAACTAACTATTGACGAGATAAAAAAATTGATAAAAAAATATAAAAAAATGTAATTCGTATTGAATTATTATATATATTTGTATAAACAATTAAAACAAAACAAAATGATAAAAACAACTTCTTTAAAATATTACAAAAAATTAAAAGAAAAAGGATTACAAGCACAATTAGTAACCAAACAGGATTTAAAAAAATAAAAAACAAAACAATTAAACTATGAAAAATTTATTTAAAGCGATAGCGAACTTTCAGCAAGAAGTACCGACTATTCACAAAGGAACTAAAGGCTATGGCTATTCTTATGCTGACTTGCCTACTATCTTTGAAAAGATCAACCCACTACTTAAAAAGCATGGCTTAGGCTTTATGCAAAACTTACAAAGTAAGGAAGGAATAACTTATTTAGAGACTGCTATCTTTCATGTAGAAAGCGGAGAGGAGTCAATAAGTAACGTAGCTATTCCTGAAGTAGCTCTTAAAGGAATGAACGACTATCAAAGTTTTGGTAGTGGAGTTACTTACTACCGTCGCTATGCTTTGAGCTCTGCTTTAGGACTTGTTACTGATGTTGACAACGATGCATCAGGAGAGCAAGTTAAAAAAGTAACTAAGAAAACTACTTTAACAGCTACTCAGTTTAATAAAGCAGTTCAAGCTATTGCTGACGGTACTTACACAAAAGCGGAACTTATAGAGAAGTTTGAATTAACTAACGATCAACTTAAAACTATAGAACAATGAAACAGTATCTTTGCCATGCTTCAGCGGTTGGTAAAATAATGACCAGTCCTAGAAGTAAAACAGAACTATTAAGCAAAACAGCTAAGACTTCAGTAGAAGAGCAACTTTTATTTAATGAGTTCGGAATTAAAAAAGACATTTCTAATAGATACACAGAAAGAGGTACTAACCAAGAGGAAGACAGTATATTATTCTTCTCAAAAGTTAGCGGATATTTTGGAGTATTTAAAAATGAAAAGAAGTATAAAAATGAACACTTTATCGGAACTCCAGATATAGTTACTGACGAGGCTATTATAGACATTAAAACTAGCTGGGATGTTACGACGTTTCCTTTTTTTGAGAGTGAATTACCTACTAAGGATTATATGTATCAAGTCCTTGCTTATATGGACCTAACTGGTCTTAAAAAAGGTTATGTTGCTTACTGTTTAATTAATCATACAGAAGACGCAATACAGGATGAAATAAGGAGAGAAACATGGAAACTAAAACTTATAGACCCAACAGATGAGCAAGCACTAGAAATAGAGCAGAAAGTTAGGGATAAAATGCAATACGATAGGATTCCTGAGAATTTAAGAGTTAAAATATTTGAGGTAGAATACAACGAAGACACTATCAACGAAATGAAGCAAAGAGTTGAGGAATGCCGAGAATATTATAATATGCTTCAGGAAAGTTTAAATAAAGTAACAGTATGACACCAAAAGAAAAAGCGGAAATAATAATAAATAAAATGTTTAGTTGCGTAGATGAATTACATAAATATCCAATGTGTATTGATACAGCAAAGCAAACATCATTAATAGCAGTTAATGAAATTTTGGAAAGTTTTATCGTAAGGTTAACGCATGAACAAATGAATTTTTGGAGTGAAGTAAGAGAAGAAATAAAAAACTATAAAATGCCACTAAACGCTAATTAGTGGCAAAATATAGTGCAATGTAAAGCACTTTTTACAATATTGCATATTGCAATAAACAATATTTAACATTATAGTGTATTATAAAGCACTTTAAACCAAAAAAAAGTAACAATATAAAATAAATAAAATGACAGAAAAAACATTTACAGACGGACTAATAGTAAAAAGAGCAGAGAACGCTCCTGACTTTGTACTATGTAATATTAGTATAAAAGTTGAGGACTTTACTAAATGGATGAAAGACCACCAAGATAAAGGCTGGGTTAATATTAGTTTATTAATGAGCAAAGGGGGAAAGCCTTACGGAGTTAAAGACACATTTAAGCCAAAAGAGGAAACTAAAAAAGAGCCTTTAATGGATAACGATCTACCTTTTTAAATTATGGAAGCAGAAGACTTAGCAAACTTAAGAGAGGAAACTAAACGCTTAATAGTTCGTTATTGTGTAAAGAATAAAGTAAGTTATTCAAAGTTAGCGTCTAGGGCTGGAATGCATCCAGCTCAGGTGCTTAACTACATGAGTAATAAAATAGGACTCACAGATAGCAGTTTAATGAAGTTAGGAGAAATAATAAAAGAATAATTATATATTTGCCTCATGTTATCTAAATTATACAAGAAGCATAGCAAATGGGTTAACATAGTTAACAAGCTAGGAGGCGGAGACTATTCAGAGGACATAGTACAAGAAATGTATCTCAAGCTATCTAAAATAGAACTCAAAGAACAAACTATAGACACTTTCGTATATTATGTATTAAGAAACATGACTTTTGACTTACATAGAAAGAAAAGCAATATATTCAAAGTAGATTTAGAAGACTGTATTTTTTTAGAGTATTTAGAGGATGAGGGAAAAGAGGAAATAGAAACTATTTACAAAAGAATAGACAACGAAGTAAAAGACTGGCACTGGTACGATAAAATGCTTTGGCAGTTATACACTGAGGATAGAACGATGAGACAACTAGCAAAAGAAACTAAAATAAGCTTAGCTAGTATATTTCACACTATTAAGACTTGTAAAGAACGTATTAAGGAAGCTGTAGGCGAAGACTACGAAGACTATATAAACGAGGACTACGAGAAAATATGAGCACAGCCGAATTAACATATGACTTAAAAGACGAAAACGACCTTAAAGCTTTTCAAAGAGCAATTAAAAGTAACGACATGGCTTTGATGCTTTGGGACTTGTATATAAACAGGAGAGCAGAAATATACAATAAGATAGAAAGCTTAGAAGTTTCAGAAGAGAGACTTACAGGAATGTATGAAGGAGTTACAGAAGTTTATGAGCTTATTACTGAGTTGTTAGAGCAATACAATATAAGAGAGGAAATACTATGACAAAAACTAAAGCTTTCAGTATATTAGACAACTTTATAGACACTTATCCTCAATATGATGAGATAATGCTAAGTAAAGAAATTTATACTAGAATAGGCTTAACGGAATATAGAGAACGTAAATTAATAACGAACCAATGGATACCTAAAAGATCTGTATATGGAATTAAATTAGAATACAATGGAGAAGAGTAACGAATACTACGAAAACTTAGACAAAAGAACTAAAGAGTATAAAGAATGGAAAGCTAACTTTGAGGAAGCAAACAATGAAACTTCTGAGGGCTTAGGAGATACTATAGAGAAAGTAACAGAAGCAACTGGAATAAAAAAGCTAGTTAAGTTTATTGCTGGGGATGACTGCGGCTGTGACGACAGAAAAGAGAAACTAAATAAACTCTTTCCTTATAATAAGCCTGAATGCTTAGAGGAAGAAGAATACAACTATTTAAGCGACTTTTTTAGTAAGCCTAGAACAATGATTAAGCCTGAAGAACAAAAGCAACTAATTAAGATATATAATAGAGTATTACATTATGACTTTAAGCCTACTAGCTGCGGATCATGTTTTAAAGGGGTGCTAAATAAATTAGAAACTTTCTATACTAATTACAAGTGATACACTACTACGTTAAACTCAAAAGAGGAATAAGTAACGAATTAATAGAGGAAATATTAAACTTCGTTAAAGGAGGACACTACATACTAAGCTTTGTAGATTACTTAGAGGGAGGAGACGAAGAGGACGAAGCAGAAGTAATAGAAATAGAAGAGGAAAAATACAACATACTCAAAAACGTAAACTAAATAAACATGAAACAAATAATAAAACAAATAGACCTAATAGTAGGTTCTAAAACTTTTAATAGAACAGTAGTACTAGCTTTCTTTACAATGAGCTTAATATACAATGCTCAAGAGAAATGCAGCACAGCTATTTTATTCGCTATTTATGCTGTTCTTTACTATCTAATATCAGATAATAAAAAGAAGTAAGTAATAATTCTAAAATAGAATAAAATAGAATGCCATTTAAGAAAGGAACAGAGAAAACAGGAGGAAGAGCTAAGGGAGTAGAAAATAAGCTAAGCAAAGAAGCGAGAGAGGTCTTTATTAAAACTTTAGAGGGACAAGTGCCTAACATAGAAGACGCTTTTAGTAAAGTGTTAAAAGAAAGTCCAGGTAAGTACTTAGAGTTATTTGCTAAGTATGCTCAATACTTTGTGCCTAAGAAAACAGAGACAGAGGTAAAAGGGGAACTATCTACAAACTTTGACTTTGACGAGACTATTAAACGCCTAAGGGGTGATAAATGAAAAATATTTAGTATTTGATTCTGATTCTCGCTACTATATTGTAACTGGTGGAAGAGGCTCGGGTAAGTCATTTGCTATTTCAACTTTACTATGTTTATTAACTCAACAGCAGGGGCATGTTATCCTTTTTACTCGTTATACTTTGCGTTCAGCTAGTGTATCTATTATTCCCGAATTTTTGGAAAAAATAGAGCTACTAAATATGCAAGACTTATTTCACGTTACAAAAGACGAAATAATAAACTTAGCTACTAACAGTCGTATATTATTTAGAGGTATTAAAACAAGCTCAGGAGACCAGACAGCTAACTTAAAGTCTTTACAAGGAGTTACTACCTGGGTACTAGACGAAGCCGAAGAGTTAACAGACGAGGACACTTTCGATAAAATAGACTTATCAGTAAGAGCCAAAGGAATAAGGAATAGAGTAATACTTATAATGAATCCTACAACTAAGGAGCACTTTATATATCAAAGGTTCTTTGAAGCTAGAGGAGTGCAAGAAAGCACTAACGACAAAAAAGGGGATACTACATACATACATACTACTTACTTAGACAATATAGACAACTTAAGCGACAGCTACCTTAAGCAAATAGAGAACATTAAACAACGTAGACCTGAAAAGTTTAAACATCAAATACTAGGAGGCTGGCTAGACAAAGCAGAGGGAGTAGTATTTAACAACTGGACTATAGGGCCATTCAAACAAGTAAGTACTAGCGTATTCGGACAAGACTTCGGCTTTAGTGCAGATCCTACTACTTTGGTAGAAACTTCGATAGATAAAAGCGGAAAAAAGATATACATTAAATTACACTATTATAAGCAAGGCTTAACAACTTCACAAATAGCAGAGTTAAACGTACGCTTCGCTAAAAAGAATTTAATAGTAGCGGACTCAGCAGAGCCTAGGTTAATTAGTGAACTAAGCGCAGTTAATAACATAGTACCAACTATTAAGGGCCAAGGCTCAGTTACTTTTGGAATAGCTTTACTTCAAGACTTTGACTTAATAGTAGACCCTGATAGCACCGACTTAATAAAGGAACTAAATAACTACAGCTGGCTAGAAAAGAAAAGTAATACACCTATAGACAAGTTTAACCATGCTATAGATGCTTTAAGATATGCAGTTAGCTATCAATTAGAGAACGTACATAGAGGAGAATATTACATAAGATAAAAGGTAGGTTAACTTAATAAATGAGAGGGGGCAAATGTTAAGCGCATAGAGGCTAAGTTAACTAGCTACCCCTCTCACTACCGACTTAATACAAAAGAACAATTAAACGTATA